ACTTCAAGAATAGTACTATCTACTACAACTTCAGGTGTTAAATTATCAAGTTTTAAATATTGATCTAAATTTTCTGCAATATCAACAGGACCACCTTGATATTCTTGAGAAATATAATATTGCTTTAAAAAATCTGCAGCTTTTGGATTTTCATCCAAAAGGAATTCAGGCAATTGATTATTAATTATCTGTTGAATCTTTACTCTAGATTCAAATCCAGTCTTTATCATATTATTGTCTTATTAAATTCCCATTTAAGTAACTTGATGTGTAATAATCTTTAGAGAACAATACTCCAGATATTTCATCGCCAGAGGCAATTACGTCTTTAACCATATTTATTGAACTTGAAGAGATACTAAAATTCAAATATAAATCTTTTAAACCAAGAATATCATTAGATTCAGGAAAAGCTTGTATCTCAATGATATTGTTAGATTTAACTGTTGACATGATATTTATAGTGTTTAACATTATTTCACCTTTAACATAATCAACAGTTCCTGCAGATTTAATAACAACTCTAGTTTCTTCATTACTAACTGGTCTTACTATTGATATAATTCCAGTTTTCTTATCACTATTAGGTATATCTGTCAAATATACTGTACCTGGTTCTGATGCTATATTAAATCCAGTCGATTTTATATTAAATCCATCACTATTTACATGGAATCTATTACCAAAACAAAGTTCATATTGACCAAATTGATTTATCAATGCCCTTAAATCTCTTCTAATTCTTACTTTAGTAATATTAGATGTTATGGCATTATCAGTCATATCAATTAGTTGTTGAATTTTACTATATTTGAATCTTCCACCAAACGAATTCAAGTCTACTGAATTGGAATAAGTAGTCAATGTATTGGTTACTTGTTCTTTTAATGAATTTGCAGTAGATACTTTAGTAGCATCATAATATACAGAAGAATCAATTTCCACATATAGTACTTTAATGTCTTCTATTTTCTGTCTTATACCAGATATAGAGTATTGTTTTAATTGTGATAAAACTCTAGTTTTGTTAAAATCAGAGATAAAAGTTCCATTTTTTGGTTTAATACTAATGGTTACAGTTCCATATTCAGGAGGATCTAATTCTTCACCACCAACAACAGAAACACTTTCTGTATCAGGATATATCTTCTTAATAATAGCCTCGTAATCACGTGCTGTAACCGCCCTGCTCTGTGCTGAATATATTTTAGGTGCAAAATACTTAATAGAGTCAATTGTCTCTATATTACCCCCATTCTGAGATGCCTGGTTAGTTGTAACAGATATATCTGACGGATTAAGAAGAGTTCCACTAGATAATTCTAAACTTCCTGAAAAAGAAAAACTTTGTACTCCATTACCCTCTTTACCACTTGAAATAATATAATTTGCAGTAATTATATTACCATCACTATCCTTATCAGTTCCTAATTTTTTACCTATTAATCCATCACCGAATAATAATTCATATTGTTCATCTTGTACTTCTTGAAGAAGATATATTCTAGAATCAGAAGTTACACCAATAATATTATCTACAGGAAAATATTCTGTTCCTAATCCATCATCATTTTCATTTTTAATATACACTTTAAGTGTGGAAGTATCAAGAGATGAATTATTAATAGTAAACTTTTGATCTAAAGATCCATCATGTGTAAATTGCTTCGTTAAATATGTTCCTTCATATATTTCTATATTTTCAAATGATGCTTCAAAATTACCTGTTGTTGTTTCTCTAAAAGTTTCTGTTATACTTTCTGGAATTGAAAATACATATGAAGTATTATTAGCATTTCCTGTACATATAAGACCTCTCTTGAGCGTTACAGTGCCCGAATCATCACCATCAGGTCTTTCCACAGTGAACGTTATTTCTGCCTTTGCTGCCGTCTTAGAACGGGGTACATATCCTATATTTCTAGCTAATGAAACTACATTTTCACGTAGAGTTGCAGAATCCAAAAAGGATTCATTAACAATCATATTAGAATTAACTGCAGTAATATACGTATTATATGCTAATGTATCAATTAATATTGAAAAATTAGACCCTTCAAAGTCAAAATCTGTGAAATCTGAGTTTGCACGAAGATAATCCTTAATCGAAGTCTTTATCTGATCAAAATCTAAGTTTGTGTATTTGGTGAACCCCATTTATCTTGTTGCTTCTAAAATGAATGTATATTCTTGTGTTGGAAACTCTTGTCCAATAATATCAAATAAAACAGTTACTTCAAATGAATTCTGTTCTGGTGTAGGATTAACTTGAACCTGTACATTATCTACTCTTGGTTCAAAATTATCAATTGCAATTTCAATTTGACTCTGAATAACTGATGCAGTACCAAAATCAACGAATCCAAATAGGCTACTTCTTACTTCAGAACCTAATAACGAGTTAAAAAAACGTTCAGTAGGTATAGTTTCCACTATATTTCTTACAGATCTACGTATCGCATTCTCATTCTTTAATATTAGTAGGTCTTTTGTTACTGGATGAGCTTCAAAGGACAATGTTATGTCTTTAAATGCTCTTGATATCCTTTTAATCGCCATAAACAAGGAGTTTTTCTTTATTTATACGTGATTTTACATAAAAAAAATGCCTCTTTCGAGACACCTTGGTTATTTTCCTTGTCCTCGGTACTTTTTACGAGCCGAGTTACGAGAGGTTGCCGAATATTTAGTGTGTTTTCCGTTTCCCTGACGAGATTTTTTAGGAAAAGCAAGAATTTGCTCTGAACTCCATGCTCCAGTCTTTGATCTTACTGCCATTTTGCTTAATTTTCCTCCTTTTTGGTTGAAAGTTTCTTTAATACCTTAGTTAATGACTCAGAAGGTAGTAAAATCGTGATAATTAGTCCTAAAAATACTGATATAAGCACTTTTGATGACAAAAGTTGCAATATAAAAATAAGAAAGGCACTTGTACCGAAAACTTGCCACTTGTTTTTGACAATTTCCAGTACTTTTTCACTTGTTATAGATGTTTTTGATGCCATTTAATCGTCCTGATAAATTTCAGTCCTTAAATCTTGAGGACTTGGATGACCTGTCTGATAATATTCAATCGACAAGTCTTCCATTCTGTCAAAGTATTCCATCTGTGTTAAACCAGAAAAAATTTGTTTTTCTCTGCAATAGATGTTATACTTTTCTGCCATTAAATTACTCTTGATTTTTCGTGTCCGACTCGAATTCTTGGATCACACCAGATTTCGAAACCTGCCTCTTTTGCATCTAGGCAGAATGAGACATCTTCGCCACACATGTCTTGAACTTCGCCTGATTCAAAGACTTGCATCTTCGGAGCAAACCATGGATATTTCATTTCTTCGTGCTCAAATACTCCATCTTTAATGAGTAACCATCCAAAACCTGTATAATCAACAGTAAATGGTTTACGACGCTTTGAGATACTCTCTACGGTTTCATGATTCATCACTCCACCATTACTTCTGAAATCATCCTCATCTAACCAGTGTGCTACTGATGTTGTTCTACCATCTTCTGTAGCATACCAACCACCAGCAATGTCTTGATCCATTAATACTAACTGCCAAAACTTCTCACTGTTAAAAATAATATCTGAGTCAATCCATAACTGCCAATCATATTTTAATTTGCCGTCCCATGGTTTTTGTTCTGGTCCTCGCAGTACATTAGCTCCAAGGCACTTGCATCTTGCAAAGTTTACCATGGAGGAATAATCCTGCGAAATTTGAATGCTCGCACCAGATTGTACTAAGTCAAAACAAAGTTGTACGAAATTTTTTAGATATGCATATGATACTCCTCTACCAGGTAGGCAAAATACTATGGCTTTTCCCTTCACCATCTCTCTTGCCTTATCATAGTCCCATTCTTGATCTTTCTTCTTGGTTGTGGGCGATTTTGCCTTTACTGTGAATCCTTTAGCCATAAGAATAATAAGTTACATTCGAATCATACTCCATTATATAGCATTTGTCAAGTTAATCCTGTTCGGTTATAATTGCTTCTTTCCCATCCATTGCCCACTTTAACGGTGTTTCTTCGAACCATCCCATTTCATTAACAACTGCTTCTGGTATTACTGTATAATACTCTCCAGTTACTGTATCGACTTCTATGGAGGTAAAAATTTCACCAGAATTTTTTTGCATTTTTTTAAATCTCACCGTCGATTTTATATAGGGAAAAAAATTTTTGTATAAGGTGAGACATTTATCTCGCTTCCGTAACACTTTGTAGGTTAGGGGTTCCTTCAAAAATTATATAACGGGGGGGCATCACGCACCCCCCTGTCTGATTCACGAACGAATGACCTTATGTGATTGTTGCGAACTTAGTGTTATTAAAATTAGAATATGAGAACTCACTGCGATCAACCAGTTTGAAATATCCAAAGCGAGTAACCATAACATACCCCTCACCCTGAGTGGGTTCGTTATAATTAATGTACGTGTCAAAGTCTGCATCATCCTCACATAGATCCAGTGCATGTAATTTGATTTCACACACTGTCTGCCATAGATCAATTAACGAAGCAGAGCATAAACCAGCGTCCTCAAATGCTTCACCGTCGATCACTCTACCTTGACGAATAAGGTAATTTAAGTTGATCTTAAGTTTATTTGCTGTTCGCTCATCTGCAAAATCAACATCTGCTGCCAGTCTCTTGGCACGGTCAATCATATTTTGAAGAGAGTAAAAAGCATCCGCATTGTCAGTGGTGAAAGCAGACGGTTGAACATACTTTACACGGGATCCGCTTTCTAACTTCTCAACTAATGGCATGGCGATTGCATCACTCAAATTATCCACGGCAAAATACTTTGTATGAGGTGCTATAATGATTTTAGCATCTACGACCTCAGGGAACTTATAGGTTAACGTATTTGGTCTGTAATTCTTAGCACCACCCAACCCAATAAAATCACCTTGGTAGATGTTCTTGGTGATTGGCAGGTATGCCAAACAGTTCAAAAGGATCTCATGTAGTGATGACTTATGAGAATAAAACCTGTCTATGTCCTCTGGAGTTTCGCATATTATGATTTTCTTCTTGTTGAAAACTGACTTCGTGCCAACAAACTGGCGACCAGTTGCAGGGTTACGACCCCAAACAATAGCGGGTGATCCATCGATTTTAAGTGAGAGTAAAAGGGGCAATAAAAAAGCATCTAATACAGATAAATCACCTGTAAGGATGCTGTCTTCGGGATGTTCTAGGTGGGTGTTTTTCATACCTTTATTATAACGAATAACCAACCCCGTGTGGGGGTTGGGTGGACACTTTGGAAACTGGTTAGACCAGTGAATCTAATCTTGATTGTGGAATTTCTTTACCATCTCTAGCACCCCACTTGTTGATATGTCGTGAAGTTGTTACGGACCAGTATTTTTCAGTCTTGACAAATCCTTCACCGAAGATGTATGCTGCAACGGGTGTGCGGTATGAAAACAAAATCCTTGCGTCCTTTGTTTCTACTTCAGTCATGTTGGATGCGATTGGTGTGAGTTGCATTGATGCTCCTTTTGGTGTATACGTTTATTATAATAGAAAACCCCCAGTGAATAGGGGTTGAGTGTGCCACTTTGTGAACTGGTCGGCTACTCAGCGAGTGGACCACGCCCACGCCATGCATTAAAAGGTCTCTTTAGATGTTTCTCATCCTGAGCGAATTCCTGTAGAAAATAGTCAACGGTGAATTCATTCTCCTTACAGAATTGTTCAATTTCAGCATAGATTGAAGAATCGTAGTTTGTCATGTGAAAATCAGTTTTGTTTACAGATGGGAAATTTTTCATTAGTATTCAATGTCAGAGTTAAAGTAAGCATCGACATCAAATTTGGTCTCTTCCTTGGTTTCAGATAATGCTTCTTCCATTAGAATGGCGATTGCTTCATCTTCAAATCTTGGATCAATCATAGTAAAATTCGTTTGACTCTTTTATTATAGGAAAAAAACCCCGTATGTGGGGGAATGGTGGACAGTTTGTTCGACTGTCCACCAATGGTTTAAGCAAACCTTCCTGCTGGATGTGGGTTTGCTTTTGTATAACCGAAAGATGAAAAGTACTCATCTAATAGGTTGAAGTCTAACTCTGGATTAAGTTCAAAACCCTTACCGAAGAAGTCAACTCCGCATATATGATCCACTCCCCACTCTTGAATTTCGTCAACGAATGATTGAAAGTCTTCGCATAAGTATGCAATGTCATTGAATTTTTCAACTGTTTTGATTCGGTCTATCATTCTTTCTGTTGGATTCATTGATGATGCTCCTTTGTTTGTATACTACTATTATAAACAGAAAAACCCCCGTGTGGGGGCTAGGTGTGCCACTTTATTAACTGTCATACCTCCGCTTGTATTTGTTCTTGGATGCTCTATAATCCAATTCGGTTGCGATTGCCATGCCTACAGTATAAAGTGCATAGCAACCGCCAATCAGTATAAAAAGTTCAATTCCTGTCATTATTGGCACATATCCTCAAATCTTTTGTTTGCAAGCATGATCTGCACATCTTCTTCTAGATATGGAAATGCTTCCTGCACTTCCTCAAAGATTGTGAGTAATAAATCTTCGTGATGTAATGTTGACATTGGTGGGGTCTCCTTTGTTACTCTTTTATTATAAGGCATTTTATACCCTATGCGTGGTAGTGTGTGACACATATTAAACTGTCCTACAGATAACCTGCAACTTGCATTCCTGGCTCATCATAGAACCATGAGATGGAAACATTCGGGAACAATGCACGAAGACGACGACAGATTGCTTCGGGTGGCGACCATGCGGTTTGAAACTCTGCTGTGAACGATTCTAACTCATCTTTCCATCTTTCCTCATCAATTTCAACGTCATGCACATCCCACTTCGTATCCCAATTTTCAAGTCTCCAGTCATACCATCTGGTGTCCTGTGTACCATCAGAAAATTCTGTGACTGTTGTGAACACCTCACCGTTCGGTGCTTTCATTTCACGAACTTTGGGAAGCTCTCCTTTAAAAGGGATCTTCATCCAGTTTGGTTCGGGGATGACCTGACCAAATACGGACTCCTTATCACTGAATATATCTAAGACCTTTTGTAAATCAGTTTTGTTTTCTGAATAAACATCAACTCTGTTTGAACACCAATTTGGCATAAATTTGCTCCTTGTTTCTGTGTACTCTTACATTATAAGCCGCTATTCTTACGAATAGGGTGATAATGTGCCAGTTTATCAACTGGTCTAGTATTCATAAAAGAATGGGTGATTAGGTTCGCAAGGTTCGGGATCATACTCAGAATCTGCATCGATGTTCTGTTTAAGATTTGAATCATACAACTTGATGGACAATTCAGCATCATCAGACTGACCAACCCAACCCGCACGGTCTAGAGCATTTCCGATGATGTCCCAAATTTCATGAACTTCCTTATCATTGAGAAATGATGGGATGTTCCAATATTTTTCATTAGTCATTAGAGAATTCCTCCTTAGCGTTGATTACGACATCCCAGAGTTCATCAAAGCGATAATCTGGATGATCCATCGTATCGTCCCCGTAGAGATCCAGAGATGAGACGAATTGGAAAATTTCCAACATGATTGCGTGTTGGTTTTCAGAGAGAGTGAGTTTGAAGTTTTTATTCATACTCTTATAATACACGAAAATGACGACATGTGCCGTCACCTTGTGCCACTTTGTCAACTGGATTGCAGCTGCCTTTTTGTCACCAATTCACGGTGAATCGTAAATAATTCATCAAGGTTGACACCATCTAGATCTGTCCACTCGCTCACATAATCTCTGCAATCATAGTCTACAGTATTGTCAATGTATGTCGGGGCACTCTTGAAATTATAATTGGCATCTAACCAAAATGTTCTACCAAATACTTCAGACTGGATCATAAGAAAAATGTGATTTATACTAGTATCATAACAAAAAAAGACCCCTTTGTGAGGGGTCCTGTGACAGTATATAATGTGTCATATGATACACACAGATCTCGAATGATATATGATATTATACGAAGTGAGTGTAATCTAGTACTATGTAATCATGCGAATCTCGTCTGTATTCATCATCTAGTTCCCATGTATTATGTACATGTGTATATGACTCGTCGAGATTATCATCATGATATGATGTCTCGTAGTCCCATACGTATGATGCATCGTAATCGTTCATGACATGATCCTCGTCGAGATTGTGTGTATACAGTATAGTGTAACATAGATCTCGTCGAGTTGCATAATGCACTGTGACACTATCTGTAGTGTCTCGTCGAGATTGCCATAATAGTATATATGATCTAGTCTAGCTTTATGTTATGATATGTGTATATTTCCCACGCAATCTCGACGAGATTCTTATACATAAGTGCCCCATATCTCGACGAGATTACCCATATTATAAGGCATTATTATAAAAAAGTCAACCCCCTCTGAAATTTCTGCGATCCTGATACTTGACAAACTGCGATCCTCATGCTACGCTCGCTTAGTCCACAAGTCTCTGAGAGGTTTATGAGATGTTTATGAGAAGTTTGAGAGGATATTTATACACATAAAACAACATAAAACATACTTACCTTGCCTAAAAAGATACTACCCTATAATATCCCAATAAAAAACTGTTTTATATTTATAAATGTATTTAAAACCTATTTTTCAATCAATTCTGTATCATTCGCTACACAATTAGTATATCTACACCAAATGACTGCACCCATACTACCAACCACAAATAATACTCTTATCATACCTGTGATTACCAGTACAAGTATGATGTTTCTCTTACCATTATTCTTACTCATAATTCAAATACCATATAGTATCAATACAGTAATTAGCATGTAATCTAAACCTTAACTGTCGATTAATACTATCCCATTTCTGTTCCATAGTTCTCATATCAATGTGTATCAGATCTATTCCCTTATTCATTCTACTCGGTAGATAAGTCAACATAATTTACCACTTGTGTATAGGACACTCACTAGCACTAAACTTAATCTTATATTCTAACCAACAACCACATTGTTTACATCTTTTCTGTCTGATACTATAGTGTTCACACTTCTTACATATATCCCATCTTTCCTTATTCTTTGCATCACTAACAAATATACCTCCCTCATTATCCGATCCAGTATTAATAACTGCATCCTTTACTACCTTGACTGTGAATTTAGCCAAGTTCTTTCCCTGTTCCCCTATATCAGGAAATTCCTCTTTACTCATTACACATCCCTACCATATACATCATCATACTGTGAATAATGCTCACACATCTTATCTGTTCTTTTTTTAACAAATTTCAATTCATGCCAATTATGCTTATAACATATGAGCAATGTATGTATCATCCTATGTGGGTCATTCTTTGCAACATTAGATTTTGGTTTAACACTTGTCTCAATCGTAATATATTGAGAAACAGGATTCCACCCACTCTTTATTCTTTTTTCATTATCAACTGGGTCTCCTTTAAAATAAACCCATCCCTCATGTATCATCCCCAATGCTGTTGTCCATACCACATAGTCATTGACCTGAGGTTCATACATTATCCTACTTTAATCGCACGAAGTCGATTAGGACTAATTCCTGAGTTCAGATACATTCTCAATCGTTTATCACAATCCTCCTTACTGTAGTTCTGAATACTTCCGTCCTCTGCAAGTATGTCCTCCCATCCAGTCGTCACATACTCCTGTATTTTGTATAATTGTTCTGTTGTCATGATTTGTACCTAAGTTAAAAAAGCATCAATAATACCTGATTCATATTCGTCCTTTAATTCAAGTTTTTCGGATTTCTGAATTGCGGGTAGAACGGCATGTTTATAGTTCTCATCGAACTGATCTTCGGAACACAAAATGTTATAACATTCTGCATCGTCCTCTGCTATTACATTTATAAGACCTCCGTATTCAGACTGTGGAAACGGAACCCAATAATCAATAATATACAGATATTTTATCATATTTAATGTGGATTGTAAACCTTAAGTATAATGAGTGCGGATGCGATCACAATGATCGAAATGATAGTAATGAGTTGTAGCATAGTCTAATATGAATGTTCCAGATCAGATTGATCTTTTGTTTCCTCCACGACGGAAAATGTGATGTCATCCCAATATGAATGATATAACCGACCCCATATGACTCTAAATTCATCATCATTCAAGTCTTTGAATAAACAACGATCCTTAAGGTATATGTGATATGTGTTCATTTCTGCCATGAGATTTTACTTTAATTTATATTATTCCCAATGCATACCATTAAATACTGCAATATTCAGATATGCATCATGATGTACTCGGTCGATTGCATCTATGTCCTCATTTCCATTTTCATCCTTACACATGAATACGAACTCTTCACAAAAATATTCGACTCCGATGTTTCCTAATTTCTCACATGCTCGTAACATGTCACCAATCTCATCATCGGTCAAGTTTAATTCATCAATGCAAAATGCAATGTCCTTTTCAAGTTGTAATGCGTTGCTCATACTAATGATCCTCAATGTTTGTGTGTGGTGTATTAATTATAATTATATCATTTTTTTCTGTTTTCATCAAGCCTCTACCACTCGGCAACTGGTTGTTTACTCTGTGCTTTTGCAAGTTTCTGTTCATACTTGACTCTGGTTTCCCCTAATATTGTATGAACATCTAACAAGTCATCCCACTCATCTAATATCTCTGAGTCTTGATAGTCGATTGATTTCTCAACAATGTATTCGACCTTCTGGTCAACAAACTCAAAGAGTGTGTCAAACTGGTCATCTGTGAGTGTAATAGTTTTCATTTTAGTTGTACCTCATAGTCAAATTTGATAGGATAAAAACCACTACTGGCAATAATTTCTTCTCTTAGATCATTTTCATCAT